GCTGGAAAAACCGTGCAGAAGTGGAACTGGCCACACTCACGTGGGTGGACTGGTATAACAATCGACGATTGCTGGAAAGGCTGGGCCATATTCCTCCGGCAGAAGCAGAAAAAGCTTATTATGCTTCCATCGGAAATAATGATCTGGCAGCCTGAGTTCACAGATAAAATACTCTCCAGGAAACCCGGGGCGGTTCACTCCAGGAAACCCGGGGCGGTTCAAAAAGCCCTGCTAATCGGACTGATGTCTGATGCCATTCCAAAAGCACACAGGACCGAAGCAATAAACCTCCAGTCCGTTCTGCTTATCTTCGATTCATGACAGCCAATCATCTTTGCCAGACCGCGCTGGGTAAGCGTTGACAGGTTGATAAGTAAATCTGTTTCTGCGCGATCAACGTCGCGCTGTGATAGTTTGCTGTAACTTGTTTGTTCCATTTCTTACTATTTCCATAGGTAAATAATCACTAATACTCATCTTTCGATGAGTGCTTAATTAGTTACCGCGTTGTCGGCGGTGCAGATTGATAAAGAGCGGTGTTACTTATGCAGTTGTTTTTTTGTTGCTTGGGAAGGGCTTTATTTCTTCCGCATAAACGCTTCCATCAGCGTTTATAGTTAAAAAAATCTTTCGGCCTGCATGAAGGGCCTTGTTGATCGCGCTTTGATATACACCGAGATCTTTAGCCGTCTTGGTTTGACCAAAGCGCATTGCATAATCTTTCAGGGTTATGCGTTGTTCCATACAACCTCCTTAGTACATGCAATCATTATCACCGCCAGAGGTAAAATAGTCAACACGCACGGTGTTAGATATTTATTCCTTGCGGTGATAGATTTAACGTATGAGCGCAAAAAAGAAACCGTTAACACAAGAGCAGCTTGAGGACGCACGTCGCCTTAAAGCTATTTATGAAAAAAAGAAAAATGAACTTGGCTTATCTCAGGAATCTGTCGCAGACAAGATGGGGATGGGGCAGTCAGGCGTTGGTGCTTTATTTAATGGCATCAATGCATTAAATGCTTATAACGCCGCATTGCTTGCAAAAATTCTCAACGTTAGTGTTGAAGAATTTAGCCCTTCAATCGCCAGAGAAATCTACGAGATGTATGAAGCTGTTAGTATGCAGCCATCATTCAGAAGTGAGTATGAGTACCCTGTTTTTTCTCATGTTCAGGCCGGGATGTTCTCGCCTGAGCTTAGAACCTTTACTAAAGGTGATGCGGAGAGATGGGTAAGCACAACCAAAAAAGCCAGTGATTCTTCATTCTGGCTTGAGGTTGAAGGTAATTCCATGACCGCGCCAACAGGATCCAAGCCAAGCTTTCCTGACGGGATGTTAATTCTTGTTGACCCTGAGCAGACTGTTGAGCCTGGTGATTTCTGCATAGCCAGACTTGGTGGTGACGAGTTTACCTTCAAGAAACTGATCAGGGATAGCGGTCAGGTGTTCCTACAACCACTAAACCCGCAATATCCAATGATCCCATGCAATGAGAGTTGTTCCGTTGTGGGGAAAGTTATCGCCAGCCAGTGGCCAGAAGAGACGTTTGGGTGACAAGAAGCACAGGTATTAACAATAACTTTCATGGTGATACGAATCAGTGGCTAAAAAAGGCGACTTTAAGCCTACCCAGAAAGAGGTTGACCAAGCTATTACTCGCTTGAAAAAAGTAACTTTTAGCGGAGTTACATGGACCGGAAGTGAGGGACGAACCCCAATCTGGTTTAAATTGGATCTCAAAGCTTTTGATGAAATTGGCAACCCAATCACAGGCATAAAATTTATGCTTCACTGGCGTCCTCCTATCGTTGAAGGGGTGGATATAGTGAAGATTTCATTTGTGATGTTTCTTCATGACAGGCGCATTTACGCGCTTGACCCGTACCCTGCGGATAACAAGCCACACCGTAATAAATCTATAGTGAACCATCCAGATTTTGTTGAGGTGGCTCGAGGTCCTCACTATCACATGTACTTCGAATCAGCTGGGGAAGAAATTGCACTTAAGCTTGAAACGAACATCAAGCCAGATGATTTTTTTGGCTACTGGAATTATTTTTGCGAGGCGCTTAATATCATATATGAAGGCAGCCCACCTTTACCTAATCAAGATAAATCAGGTCAGCTATCATGGGAAATGTAACGTGTTCAACAGTCATATCTAAGCTCGGGTTTGAATGCCACCCAATGAGCGACACGTTGCTGCGCGTTATTAGTCCCTTCACATACTACGATGATTGTGAGCAGATAAGTGTATTCGTTCAAGAGATGAGTGGTCAGTATAGGGTTACAGACTACTGCGATACATTGATGAATATTGAATCACGCGGCATCCACCTGACTAAAAAGAAAATTGATCTAATCAGGTCATCGCTCGCTTCGCAAGGAATTTCATTAAATGACTCTGGAGAGATATCTGCGTGGGCAGATGAGTCGTCCGTTGGACAGGTAACTGCAAATGTTATTCGTGGTGGGATTCTTGCATCCGCCCAAACTGCTGATTGGTATGCTGAGATCAAAGACGATAAGTTCGAAAAATGTGTAATCAGCTACTTAAAATCAGCAGGGCTTGGGAAGCGACTAGCTTTAAAGGAAAAAGTGAAAGGTATTAGTGGGCATAACATTACTGTTCCGTTAACGCTAAGGAATGAGTCTCGACTAATACCACCAAAACGCGGGTTTACGGTAAGCCTTGCCAGCAGTAAGGGATGGAATACTGCCCACTCAACAGTTGGGAAGATTGTTGACTTAAGTCAGGTCGTTCCTGACATAAACAATAGATTTGTAATAGTTGACAGCGATGGGTTAACACCTGAGCTACAGCAACTATCACTACTATTTAATGATACCGCACGAGTGTTGCCATTCCATACCAGAGACTCTTGGATTGAGTCTCTGGTAGCCTAGAAAAACCCGGCCACCGAGCCGGGTTTTCTTTGCCTCACGATCCCCACACCTAATAACACCATAACCAATTGTATTTATTGAAAAATTGATAGATACAACTTGCTAAACAGTGCAATTCTGATCCCTCGCCTACCAAACAATGCCCCCCTGCAAAAAAATAAATCCATATAAAAAACATACAGATAACCATCTGCGGTGATAAATTATCTCTGGCGGTGTTGACACATATACCACTAGCGGTGATACTAAACACATCAGCAGGACGCTGGCAGCCAAACGGAACAGATTGGCAGGCTCTTTAACTTCGATGGTGCGCTGACAAAGCGCGAACAGATACCAAACGAGATGGATTTGGCAGTGATGTGAATTGCAGCTGCAACGACAGCAACCAGAAGATCAGCATCTTGCGCATCACCACCAAAGCCATTTCACATGAGGAAAACATCATGACGGTAATCGTGTACGGAAAATCAACATTTGCAGGAAATGCCAAAACTCGCCGTCATGAGCGGCGCAGAAAGCTGGCCATCGAGCGTGATTCCATCTGCAACATCATCGATTCGATCTTCGGCACAGACAGTGAGGAACCTGTTCAGGAAGATCCGAGAAAGCATTTAAATCTTTCTGAAAAAGCAATATCACTCAGCAACATTCGTAACCAAAATACCGATGAATGCAGTGGAAGTATTTGTCTTCCAAATGTAGCTCTTTACGCGGCAGGCTACAGGAAATCAAAACAACTGACAGCAAGGTGACTTGTGTTGGTCGCCAGAAAATGAAATTAGGCAGCAAACCACTTATTTGAGGTGATATATGGAAGAACAAGCAAACAAGATTCTCGTAGAACTACTGCAAAAAGCCAGTAATGGAATAGACGCGGCTGTTTCATTTAGCCAGGCACAGATTCCTGATGTTGTTCATCAGTTGCTGCTATGGAATATGGTTGACAGTCTGATTAAAACATTAATGGCCATTCTAACAATCCCACTGGTTTTCTGGTTTATGAAGAAGCAGTGCCAAAGAGTTGAGACAGGTAAAATCGGTGATGAAGGATATTCATGGGAGAAAGGAAATCCCAAATACAGGCCGACAATGGTTTGGGATAGCAAAGGTGATATTAATCTTCTTATCATGCCATTGGTTGGAGTTTTGACTCTGTGGGGGATTTTTATTATTGGTGTAGTAACCAATATGACTTGGTTAAAAATTTGGCTGGCCCCAAAGCTTTACCTTATCGAATATGCAGCATCATTGGTTAAGTAATTTCAGGCCGCATAGTCGGCCTTTATTTTTGGCATAAACAACAGAATAAACACTGCACTGTGTTTTCATTCCAACGAGTGAATACACGGAGCAATGTCGCTCGTAACTAAACAGGAGCCGACTTGTTCTGATTATTGGAAATCTTCTTTGCCCTCTAATGTGAGGGCGGTTTTTTTCTGTGAGGATATGAACAGATGTCAAACATCAAAAAATACATCATTGATTACGACTGGAAAGCATCAATAGAAATTGAAATCGACCATGACGTAATGACAGAGGAAAAACTTCACCAGATTAATAATTTCTGGTCAGACTCTGAATACCGACTCAATAAACACGGCTCTGTATTAAATGCTGTATTAATCATGCTGGCGCAACATGCTCTGCTTATAGCAATTTCAAGCGACTTAAATGCATATGGTGTTGTGTGTGAGTTCGACTGGAATGATGGAAATGGTCAGGAAGGATGGCCTCCAATGGATGGTAGCGAAGGAATAAGAATTACCGATATCGATACATCAGGAATATTTGATTCAGATGATATGACTATCAAGGCCGCCTGAGTGCGGCTTTACCGCATACCAATAACGCTTCACTCGAGGCGTTTTTCGTTATGTATAAATAAGGAGCACACCATGCAATATGCCATTGCAGGGTGGCCTGTTGCTGGCTGCCCTTCCGAATCTTTACTTGAACGAATCACCCGTAAATTACGTGACGGATGGAAACGCCTTATCGACATACTTAATCAGCCAGGAGTCCCAAAGAATGGATCAAACACTTGTGGCTATCCAGACTAAATTCACTATCGCCACTTTTATTGGCGATGAAAAGATGTTTCGTGAAGCCGTCGACGCTTATAAAAAATGGATATTAATACTGAAACTGAGATCAAGCAAAAGCATTCACTAACCCCTTTCCTGTTTTCCTAATCAGCCCGGCATTTCGCGGGCGATATTTTCACAGCTATTTCAGGAGTTCAGCCATGAACGCTTATTACATTCAGGATCGTCTTGAGGCTCAGAGCTGGGCGCGTCACTACCAGC